CTGATGCTAACTACTTTATTGGTAGTGTTGTTCATGCAGACTCAAATGCTGATAATGTAACTATTTATGCTGATGGAAACTCTAACTCTACATTAACTCTTACAGACTTCGGTGGTATGGAGATTAACATTTTAGCTAAAGATAGTACTAACTGGCTAATTTGGGGTTATTCAGAAGGTGCGGACGCACCTGCGTTTGGAGATCAATAATAGTTAATAATTAGTGTGGGCTTAAATCCACACTAATTTGTTTTATTTTAAAAATATTTTGATATACTAATTTTATTAGGAGGATAATAAATGGCTGATACAGTAACAGGACCAACGGTCCTACAACAAAGTGATAACCGAGTAGTTATTAAAATTGTTAATCAATCAGACGGCACTGGCGGTACAACCGTATTTGGTGATATCTCTGCCATGGCGAATAGATCTGATGGTACATCTCCTTCTTACTTTAATTTACTAAGAGTTTGGTTTGCCTGTGATACAGGCGACGGCGGTGATTCTTATGCAAGATTAGATTGGGAAGATTCTGATGCTGACATACCAATTATTGGATTAACAGGAACAGGATACTGGGATTTTAGAGAATTTGGTGGTATTAAACCAGACACCTCTTCAAGCAGTAACGAAAGAGATGTTAATCTAGTAGTTCCAAGTACAGCAAATGCAGGCAACATGTATACAGTAGTTGCTGAGTTTGCAAAAGTTTATTCAGGTTAATAATATAAATGGCAATTAGCAGATCGTTAATTCCACAACAAATTTCCAAAGGAGGAAAAAAGATGCCTAAAGTAGGTAAAAAACATTTTAAATACACAAAAGAAGGCCGTGAAAAAGCAAAAAAACACGCTAAAAAAACCGGCCTAGAAATCGAATATATGGGCGGCGGTGTCGTCAATAGAAAATACTATGCTATGGGTGGAAGAATCCAAGAGATGAGAAAAAAGAGAAAAGAGAAAAAGGCACGTAAACCTGGACCTGTCGCAGCTAAAAGAGCAGCATTATTAGGTTTAGCTCAGTTTGGGTTAGCAGGTGCAGGTGCAGGTAGAGCAGGAGCTACTCCTGGTACAATGAGAGAATATAAACGAAAACTTGGTCAAGACCCAAGTAGAGCAGGTACAGTTGGAAAACTTAGAGCACAAGCAGCACAAGACGCGCTGAGACAAGCTGAAATGGGACGTTTGATAGGTGAGTTAAGTCGTACGGGTAGAGCAGCATCGAAAAAAACTACTCGAAAAAAAGTAGGTCCCGATTGGCATAAAAAAGGAAAAAAATATGCTTCCGGTGGCGCTGTTTATGGCGCAGCTCGTAAAAGAAAACCAAAAGGTAGACTTAGTATGGATGATATTACAAGAGCAGCAAGAGCAGGCGGTACAGGTGGCATGAAAAGTGCATTACAAAAAGCTTTTGAAAGAGCTCATAAACCAAGAAAACCAAAGGGTAGACTTAATATAGATGATATCAAAAGAGCATTAGGAGCAAGCAAGGCTCAAAATAAAGCTAAGGGGGGAATAATTGGTAAGATGAGAAAAGGAGCCGCTTGGCATAAAAAAGGAAAAAAATAATAAATGGCAACATCCGGAACAAATACATTTGATCTAGATATTGAAGAGATCATTGAAGAAGCTTATGAAAAGGCCGGACTTGAAGCAACATCTGGTTATGATTTAAAATCTGCTAGACGTTGTTTAAATCTGATGTTTTCTGACTGGGCTAATCGCGGCATTAACCTTTGGACCGTGGCTCTTAGAACAAAGACATTAGTTGATGGTACGTCTTCATACAGTTTAGGTGGTGATTTAATTGATGTATTATCTGCTGTTGTAACTGACGCAGGAGATTCACAAGATTATCAATTAGAAAGAATTAGTCGTGCGGAATATTTACACATTCCAAAAAAATCAAGTGAAGCAAGATCAAACCAGTTTTATTTACACAGAGCTGAAGTATCAGGAGGAACACCGACATTATATTTATATCCAACCCCAGATGCTGCAGATACGTTTAAATATTGGGCATTAACTTACATACAAGATGCAGGAGATTATACAAATCAAGCAGAAGTACCGCAAAGATTTTTACCAGCACTTACAAGCGGATTAGCATATTATATAGCTATAAAGAAAAGTCCTGAAAGAGTTCAACTTTTAAAAATGGTATATGACGAAGAAATGGCTCGTGCTTTATTAGAGGACAGGGACCGAGCACCTTTAAGACTTGTACCGAACGTGGGGGTTTAAATGGCATACGCGAGCGGAAAATATGCAAAAGCAATATCAGATAGAAGCGGAATGGAGTTTCCATATAAAGAAATGGTAAAAGAATGGAACGGCTCCTTAGTTCATAAGTCAGAATTTGAACCAAAACATCCGCAGTTAAAAAGATTTTCTCACAGAACAGATCCACAACCTTTAAAGCAGGCTAGACCTGCAAGAACAGAGCCAGTGGTAGTTAATGTGGGAGGAGCAGGAGATTCTGTATTCACTACTCAAAATTCTGGTGGAACACAACCTACTGTAACAGAACAAAAATTAATATTGGCATCCCATGTTGGTGATGTTACTATAACAACTTCATAGGAGGAGACATGAAAAGAATATGGGATTTTATTAATAATGGCTATATACCTGTAAGAGGAATGAATCATAAAGGAAAACTTTCTATTAAATTGCTTGTTTTATTAATAGCTGTTATTATAGCTACAAACTATTATCTAATTTAGGAGGATAAAAACATGGTCGATTGGATCAAAAATGAAGTGGAAGAACTTAAAGACTGGGTAGTCAGCGGAACTATTGTTGACGTCAAAGTTTGGTGGGTTATTGCTGCTTGGGTTTTATGGAAATACGTACTCGGTTAATTTAAAAGGAGGAGCTAAAAAAGATGACACAATATAGTGATTTATCTTCTAAAGTCATTAGTTTTACGGAAGTAAGTTCTAGTGTACTTTCAGATACAGTCATGGATTATCTATTGGAAAATGCACAACACAGAATGATGCGTGAAGTGGATTTACCTGTATTTAGACGTACAGATACAGGAACTTTAACTGCAAGTAGTCCTTTCGTTGCACTTCCAGTTAATTGTTTAATTATTCGTAGTTTTCATTATTTGGATGGTTCTAGTAACAATGTATTTTTATTACCAAAAGAACGTAGCTACTGCATAGAATATGGTAAAAAAAGATCAACAACAGGAACACCTAAATATTATGCACGCTATGATGAAGATAAGATATATTTAGCTCCTACACCTAGTTCAGCATTAACTTTTGAGTTATCCTACACAATAAAACCAAATGCAGTAGATTCTGAAACATTATTAAGTTCATCATCCACCAGTTCTTGGGTATCTGAGAATTGTAAGGATGTATTATTTAATGCAGTAATGGTAGAGGCATATTGTTTTTTAAAAGGCCCTGCTGAAATGATTCAGTTATGGGAACAAAAATATCAGCAATCTGTACAAGGACTTGCTATTGAACAACAAGGAAGAACAAGAAGAGATGAATATAGACACGGAGAATTAAGAACACCAGTTAGAGCGGTTAAACCATAAACAGGAGAATAAATGGCAATTACATCAGCAGTTTGTACAAGTTTTAAAGGAGAATTATTAGAAGGAACACATGATTTTAGTTCACATACTTTTAAAATTGCTTTATACAGTAGTAGTGCTTCACTTGGTGCTCCAACAACGGCATATTCAACAAGCAACGAAGTAAGCGCCTCTGGAACTTATTCTGCAGGCGGCGGGACATTAACAAAAAGCACAGGATTTCCAAAAACTAGCGGAACAGCTGGTATTATGGATTTTGCTGACATTTCTTTTACTTCTGCTACTATTACAGCAAGAGGAGCCGTAATTTATAATGATTCAGCTTCAGGAGATCCGGCTGTTTGTGTGCTAAATTTTGGATCAGATAAATCATCTTCGAGTGGAACTTTTACTATAAGTTTTCCAACTGGAGACGTACATAAGGCAATAATACGAATTACATAAATGATAAAACCAGATATTTTATTTTCAACACCGGTAGTCTCTATTAAGTTTCCGGATTGCGGAAAGGTTAACGAAGGTTTAATTAAACTTGCAAGGCAAATGCAAGAACAGGATGGTAAAGTAGGAGCAAACCACAACCACTCTGGCAAAAATACATGGCAAAGTATGAGATTCATACATACAGTTGACAACCCAGCAGTAAAAGAATGGAGGGAAAGTGTAGAAAAACTATTTAAAGATTGGGCGGAAAGTATATTAGAAGAAAAGGATTTTGAATTAGTATTAGATTCTTCTTGGTTTAATATAAACCCACCTGGAGGAGAAAATAAACCGCACACGCACCCTGGCGCTAATTGGAGCGGAGTTTATTATGTTGATAAACCACAAAAATCTGGAAATATTCAATTATACGACCCAATAGTTCAAAGACACCCTTTAAGAGAACCTAAAAACAAAACTAGAAAAACTTCTATATCCGTAGAGTCAGAAACAGGCGGATTAGTTATGTTTCCCGCATGGTTGCAACATAGTGTAGAAGTAAATACTTGTAATCAAGACAGAATAAGTATATCATTTAACACGATCTGGAAATACACAGGAGGAAAACAGAATGACGTCAACACTAACAGCGGCTACACTTACGGTTAAAATACACGAAAGTATAAGCCTTAATGGTAAAGATCAAGGTGGAACTACTACTTTATCTTTAGCAAGTATTAATGAAATTTCAAAAAGAATTGTTACTGTAACTACATCTGAAGTTGAGGTTATCGCTATGTCTACAGCAGCATCCACAGGAACTTATATAGAAGGAGATGTTAGATATATGCGTTTTACTAATCTTGATGACACTAATCACATCACACT